CCCTTGCTTTATCGTATGACTTATTATACCATAGGTATATACCTACGTCAAGGGGTTTTTGCAGATTTTTTGATTTTTTATGTCGGCGCGTATCAGGCCCTTGATATATCCTTGCGTGCTGGGCACATCGGCAAGACGGGCGAGGATGTCGCCATCTGTGCCGATGTTAAGCTTAAGGTATATGCCCTTGGTGCTTTTTTTGTCGTAGCGGGCTTGCCGCTCAAATTCTTTTTTCATTTTTTCATCCACTCCACAAGCTTGCTGTACGATGGCCAGGGCTCCCACTCTGCTTCCATGTCCCTGATAGCCTCGGCATAGTCCTCGCTGCGCAAAATCTTTTCCATTGCCCTGCGCCCTGCGGCGCATTTATCTATATCGACGCCCCGCGTAAATTCTTCCGCAGCTGAAAATGCGGCCGCGCGAGGATATTTGGATTCTATCTCTGCCATTTTCACGGTAGGCTCTTTCGGCTTTTCACATCCGCAATGGTCTACAAATTGCCAATGCCTGATTGCGGCCTTATAGTCGTCCCATGCTTTTTTTGCTGCACGCACCTCACTCATGCCCTCTATGGCCGCGCTTGACACCTTTAACGCGGCGATTTCGGCTTTTTCTTGTAGCAAGTCCTTATGCACATTGATCACTATGGTATCGGTCTTGCTGTCATAGCTATCGGGCTTGGCTCTGCATGACCAGTAATCAGCGTCGCGCTCCGCGCAGCTCATGCGCATCGGCACAAAATCTCCGCTTGCGCACATCCTGCCCCAGCAATCGGGGCAAAATGTGCGGCTTATCAAGTCGCGCATATGGTCGCGGTCGTCCATCGTGCAATCCACCGTAGTGGTATGCCCACAAGCGTATTCCATTTCGTATTTCATGGCGTTCTCCTTTTCTTTTTTATTTTGTTGCATTATAAGTGTTGATTACCTCGCGGCCCCACTCACCGCGCAATGACCTGTCACGATTATCTATCCAAAATTTTGCCGTGGTATAGGTCTGTATAATCCATGCGATGCAGCGCATTCCGTTTTCGTTGGCGCCAACAGCCATTATTTCATCTATCTTTTCCTTGCGGATTGCGTTTGCCCATGCGACCTGCTTCGGGGTTCCGCTCAGTTCGGGCCACTGCTTTTCCTTGCTTTCCTGCGCCGCTCGTGCGTCGATTGCCTCACGCTCTGCCTGCTTGCGGGCCTTGTAGCATTCGGGGCATTCGCCGTGCGTCTCATACCAGCTAATTTTGCGCTCGCGCTCTTTGCCAGGCCCACACAGCTCTATCGTTGCAGTATGACCGCAGGAAAATGTTACATCGTACTTCATAATTTTTAACTCCCTCTGGGGCTTCGGCCCCTTGCTTTATCGTATGACTTATTATACCATAGGTATATACCTACGTCAAGGGGTTTTTGCAGATTTTTGAAAAATTATTTTTGCTCATTAAATGCCCGGTAAATTCCCTCCCCGCGCACAGGGCGCGGGGCTAATCTTTTGAGAAAATAAGGCCATAAGGAGGCGATAAAAGTGTGGAATCCCAATCCCTTTTTTGGCGGCTATCAGCAGCCCCAACAGTATCAGCAGCCCGTGCGCGCCCAAGTCCCCCAAGTCAATGGCGAGGGCGGGGCGAAGGCATATAGCCTTGCGCCTAATAGCAGCATCCTGTTGCTGGACACCACCGCGCCCATAGTCTGGCACAAGTGTACCGACAGCGCGGGGTATCCTACACTAACCCCGTACACCATTACACCGTATCAGCCTGCACCGCCCGTGGACATAAATGACCTCGCGGCGAGAATATCAAAATTGGAGGACAAATTAAATGCCGAATCCCATACTGCAAGCAATGAAAGCTGGAAGCCAGCAGACCCCGCAAATATCCCCGCAGCTAATCGCCCAGGCCAAAAGCATGATGGGGATGCCCGCGCAAATGCAGCAGGTAATGCGGATGCTCGGCGGGCGTGACCCCCAGCAGATGTTTTATGGTCTGTGCCAGCAAAAAGGCATAGACCCTGAAAGCATCTTATCACAGATACGATAAATCACGCGCGATTTATATACCAAAAAATTATGAAGGAGAAAGACAATGGATAATGTACCCTCTTTGGCGGATATCGCCGCCGTAACGGACAAAAACGACGGCCTTGGCGGCAGCATGGGCGGAGGATTCTGGATATTCGCCCTTATCGTGCTTTTGGCTATGATGGGCGGAGACCTTGGCGGCTTGGGCAACCGTGGCAACGGTGACTACGGCCAGTACGCGACCGCAGCGGCGCAACAGGAAATCCTTTTCGGCCAGCATTTTGGCCAGCTTAATGACCGCTTGACCAACATTGGCAACGGCGTATGCAGCCTTGGCTACGACATGCAGGGCAATATCGGCCAGTTGGGCAAAGAGATGGCCTTGGCGCAGAATGGCACGAATATGACCATAATGCAGTCCGCCAACGGCATACAGAGCCAGATGGCCGAGTGCTGCTGCGCCGTACAGCGTGGCATGGATGCCATCAACGCCAATATCGACGCAAAATTTGCGGCACTTGAAAAGGCGCAGCTTGAACAGCGCATAGCCCAGCTTGAGCAGGCCAATAACCAGCTGTTTGTTCGCGAGCAGCTGACGGGCGTGGTACGCTACCCCAACGGCTACACCTACAACGCCGGAAATAGCCCGTTTTGCGGCTCCGGCTGCGGTAACGGCTGCTGCTAAGGCATGACACACTATCCGGCATTGCCGTGACTATCGGGGCGGCTTAGACCGCCCCTTGATTATGAAAGGAGAAAATTATGGCTTGTAAAAATATATGCCAGCTTTGCCCCCGCCTGATTATATCCCAGTCCGTGACATTTGTGGCGGGTACTGGGCTTATCATCAATTTGCCTGCAGGCGTGTACGCCAACGGCGAAAAATATTGCATCGTCGTGGCGCAGAGCATACCCGATACCACCACCATATCCGCGCCCGTATATATCACCATCGGCACAGGCACGGCGCAGTATCCCCTGATAAACCGCTGCTGCGCACAGGTGACCGCGTGCAGCATGCGCAAGCGCACCAAATACAGCACCGTGGTATCCACCACCCCCACGGGCGGGACGTTTAAGCTGCTCGGCAACCCGCCTTGTGCGCCGAATAACGACTTGACGGGTCTGACTGGCGGAGCCGTCGCCACCGTGGCGGAGGCGGCGAAAAAATGAAGCTAATTAACGATTTGTCCGACCAGATTTGTGAAGAAATCGCGGACGCTGAAAAGTATGCTAAGTGGGCGCTTGCGGTCAAGGACGATATGCCGACCGTAGCGCAGACCCTGTACACCATATCGGGGCAGGAGCTAACCCACGCATCCATGCTGCACGACCTTGTAGTCCGCGCCATATCGGACTACAAGGCCAAGCATGGCGATCCGCCCGCAGATATGCTGACACTGTATAACTATTTACACGGCAAGCAGATAGACAAGACGGAACGTGTAAAAAGGTATCAGGAGATGTATAAGGCGTAACCTATTTACACCAACCCCCGGCAACTTTGCGGCAACTTTTTATTGCGCGCTCGCGCTAACGGCTGTTTGTGAAAATGCCTAAATATCTATGTTTTTCGGCGCAATGGCGTACTTTGGTGGGCAAAAAATCCAAGTAGCTGCCGGATACCAAAGAAGAAAAGCACTCATAAAAATGGGTGCTTTTTCTTAGTAAATTAGGCATTTTTTAATTGCCGCTGGATCCGTGCGCTTTGGTGCTGGCAACTTTACGGCAACTTTTTTCAAATGCGCCCTGTAACTGTTCTGCACTGTATTTTTCCTTCTGCGCCGAAAGATGTGAATATATTTCAAGCGTTATTTTCGCGTTGGCGTGGCCTAAGTATCTTTGGGCGGAAAGCACGTCCACGCCCGCGTTATATAGCACGCTGGCATAATTATGCCGAAGGTAATGCGGGGTGATAACCGATATCATCCGTCCGCCCTTTTCAATCGCGTCAATCTCCGGCGCGATATCGTACAGCCGCGCCATCAAATCGTCCCATAGGCGGTATCGCGTCGCATTGCGGTGATATGACCCTGTGGACGACGGTACTACATACGACTGCGGCAGACCGCGCACGGGGCGCAGCTTGTCAGCCAGTTCGCGCGGCATGGGTATCGTCCGCACGGACTTATCCGTTTTGGGTGCATCTATTTCCCCCGTCTTACCCGCCGCTTGCTGCTCTATGTGAATTGTCCCCGCCTTGAAGTCAACGTGCCGCCATTGCAGGCCACAAGCCTCGCCGTAGCGCATGCCTGTGTAATATAGCAGCGCAAGCATTAATGTGCCGTCCTCGCCTATCAGGCGCAGAACCGCATCCGTCTCCGCGTCCGTCAATGCCCTGCGCGTCTCTTTGGGCTTTGACGGGATTGTAAGCCCGACAGTGATATCCCGCGGGATAAGCCCCTGACTGTACGCCCGCTGAAATACCCCGCGCAGGATTGTAGATATGTTGCCTATTATGGCCGCGCACGTGTCGGCCTTGGCGTTCAACAGCCGCTGCAAATCCTCGGTGGTGATTGCCGTAAGTCGCCGCCCAGCCAACGCGGGGAAGATATGCTTATATAGCGCGGTGCGGTATGACATTTGCGCGGACACGCCTATATGCGGCTGCTTATACACCTCGTACCAGCTTAGCGCGTATCGGTCAAAAAGTATTCCCTCCGGCACGGCGTTTGCTCCCGTGACGTACTTTTCACGCGCCGCCGCCTTAGCCGCTTCAAGCTCTTTTTTCGTGCGGCCTGATACATACTTGACTATGCTTTTCCCGTTCGCGTCCGTGCCAACTGTGATTTTTGCACGGTAGCGCCCATCTTTTTGCTTTGCCATTTTCATTGCCCCCTTTGTGATTTTATGCTATAATAGGGGCGAGCGTAGTTCGGCTATATATCTCGCTCCCTTTCCTTTGTACCGTGCAGCGGCAATCTGCACGGATTTTTTATAAATTCATCAAATCGTAAAATACATTCTCCGATATTATCTGCAAGTCAGCCCCCTTTGCGATCAGGCTTTCAGCCCGTTTCAGCTTGTTGCTTTTGCCGTCCTTGATTTTGCTGTAATCGCTCGCGCCCAAAATCAAAAAATTGGTGTCCTTGGTAACCCCGTTGTCGCACAGCCCACCGACATTTACCACGGCCTGCGCCGCGTCCAGGCGCACCATTTTGGCAAGCGTGCCAGTAAATACGCAATGCTTGCCATACAGCGGGTGCATCTCGTCCACCGCCGTACCGTCTGCCGTAAGTGCGTGCAAGTCTGGCCTTTGTGCGCCGTGGCGGCTTACCTCCGTGATGTACGCCTCTCGTCCCGCGCCCGCGTCTATATGTGCCAGCAATGCCTTATAGCAGCCGATCGTGGCATGGCAGTCACCTATGGCGCGGTGAGCCTGCGCATGGTCAACGCCAAGCGCATTCACAATGTCCCCGAGCCTGTGGTGCTTCAAGTCGGGCAGCACTCGCCGCGATATGCGCATGGTGTCTATATAGCCATTGCTTACGGGCTTCAAGCCTTGGCACTCGCAATTATCATAGATAAAATTGATATCAAAATTGATATTATGGCCTAAAATGATATCGTCGCCCAGAAATTCACGGGCGGCGGGAAGCACCTCCGGCAGCGCCGGGGCGGCTGCAAGCATATCGTTTGTGATGCCCGTCAGCTCGGCGATAAAATCATCTATCGGCATGCCCGGGTTTACCAGCGTGCTATACTCCGCTGCGACTTCGCCGTGGCGGACGCGCACCATGCCTATTTCTATGATGCTATCCCATTCCGGGTCAAGCCCTGTCGTCTCCAAGTCCAGCGCCACATAATCCTCCGGCAGCGCATTTACGGCCTTGCCCTTGTTTTCGCGGACTTTTGCAAGCCTCTTCTCCGCCGTGGCGGAGCCTGTCGTTATCTGTACTCCCATATGTTCCTCCCTTATCCTTTTCAACGCGCATTTTTTGCGCGTTATAATCTCCATGCTGCCAAATCGCCGTGGATAGATGCCAGCTGGCGCTGAAACCACCCCACCGTGGGGTTAAGCGCGTCGTATAAAAATAGCCCGACCAGTATACCCGTGATGCTGACACTGTATATCACCGACCAGCGCAGCCATTTGCCAAGCTGCCGTATGCGCGTATCCTTTTCGGCAAGCAGTTTGCCCCGCGCGTCCGCCATGGCGGCATTGTATGCTTCCTGCCGCCGCTGGCGTTCCTCGAATGCCGCGATTTTGCCGCCCGCTTCCCCGTCGCACAAGTCCGCCATTGTGTAGCCCATTGCCTCGACGATTGCTTGCACGGTCTGATACGGTGATGTGTCTGGGCTGGCAAAAAATCTGCTTACGGTGCTTGTCGGGACGTTGGATTTGTCTGATATCTGCTTGACCGTCATACCAGATTTGATGCGCATGTTTTTGATTGTCTCGTCTATCATTTTCGCTTCCCCTTCCCATTTTTGATATGCTCTTTATACCGTTTTTGGGCAGTCAATCCCATTAATGGGCGCTATCCCATTTTTGACAATTTACATTTTGCCCATTTGTGCGGTACGCTTGATATGCGCATAGGGGCGCACCCGGGGGCGGCGCATCCTACCTTGCTTCTCCGCCGCCCCCTCCACCCACCATAGATTATATGATGTGTGGTGTCTGTGATATGGTATCATATCTTAACAGTTTTTTCACGGAGGATAATACGATGACCAAGAAAGAAAACGCGCTGCTTAATGCCATTCGCGACCCCCAGAAGCTTGCCGAAATCATCAACGTTCTACAATCCGATCGATTATCGCGCGGGCTTCCGGCGATGCCTTGCGATAAGCAAGTATTAACTGAAACTCTGCATCAGTAACGAGCCGGTGTGAGTTCATCTCGCTTTGTTTCCCGTATAAGTAATTCATATCAACGTTGTATATATCGGCAATAGCTTCGAGCTCTTCGTGCTGAGGTTCGCGCTTGCCGCACTCGAGCATAGATATGTAGCTACGCGACATTCCGAGTTTTTCTGCCAAGTCTGCTTGGGTGTCCTTGTTTAGTATGCGCAGCTCCTTTATCCTGTCATTTAACCCGCCCATATATATAATCACCCCTTTCTTTATATATTATGTCACATGTCGTGACAAAAAGCAAGAAGAAAATGCCACGAAAAGTGTTGACACATATAGTGTCAAGATGTATAATGTACCCATAAACCAAAAGGAGGGAAAAAGATGCCAGACAAAACTGTGGTTGGGATGAGGCTTAGAGCTTATCGCAAGGCAAAAGGAGTATCGAGAGACACAGCCGCCGCCGAGATCGGTATATCATCGGCTGCGCTTGGTATGTATGAGCTTGGCGCGAGAACCCCGCGAGATGAAGTAAAAATGGAAATCGCATCGTACTACGGGCACTCCGTGCAAGATATATTTTTTGCCTAAAAGTGACACTATAAGTGTCAAGAGGGGAGCGTAAGGGAATGGAATGGGAAGTCATAACCGATATCTTCGGCCAAGCGGAACTACGAATTTTTTTGACCTGTGACCAATGGCATGAACTTGAATCGTCACCTGTTTGGCATCGTCTGATGGAATTCGTGGGAGACCTTGAAAAAGCACAAGAGCGTTCTGCGCCGACAAAGCTTCAATCTTGATAGGCAGCGGCGCTGAAAATTCTTCCGTGTAACCCACAATTTCCGCGCCACTGCGTCTGGTGTATGACCGTACAAGGGCAGGAGTAGGCTCACATTGAAATAGCTTGCCGTCAATCATCAAATATACATTTGTTATGGCGGTGGGGAGCTGAGAAGTGTTTTCAAAGCACAGCAAGAAAAAAGCCGTTTGTCGTAATGCACACCACTCAATGCAGCGGACTTGAACGGACGGGCGCTTGACCGCAAAAGCGTAAACGGATGCTACAACAGCAACCAGCGTGCTTATCACGGTCACGGCAAACGAGAGCGAATTAGGAATCTCAATTGCCGCCAATTTATCCCAGAATGACATGAACAGTACCTCCGTTTTTACGGAGATTATAACACGAAGTGAGGGAATGTGTAAAATGGCAAGGTTATATGTAGACGGAATTGACGAAATAGAAAGAGCACTCCGCGACATGGCGGGGGGGATTGACGATTTTGTGGATGAGGTCTTGGAGGCCGGCGGTGAGATAGCCAAGCGGAACGTCAAGCAAAACATTATACGCTACGGCTATTACAGGACAGACACGACAGGTCAGCTTTACCGCTCGATAAAGACCATAAAGAGCACAGACAAAGACGGCCGGAAGTATGTGGACGTTACCGCGGCGGGCAAACGCGAAAACGGCACCCGCAACGGCGAGGTTGCATTTGTCCTAAATTATGGGCGGTCAAACCTTGACGGCACCAGATATTGGCAAGAGGCCGAGGAAAGAACAAAAAAAGAGTTTGATAAAGTCCTAAAGGAGAAAACGGAAGCTTTTCTCAAGGAGAAGGGGCTTGAGTGATGAAGGAGCACAAGAATGTTTGCAATTCAAAATCGGCGGACAGGTAAGTTCTTGTTTGGCACGGACTACCGCTACAATCCGCCCCGACAACGAACAAGCTTCGACGAAATGCGTACCTACCCCGATTTGAGCTACGCTGTGGCTGACTACAACAACCGCAGGTGTGGAGAAGATTATCGCATTGTAGTCCTCAAATCGGTAGAGGTCGAGCGAGTTATCGACTATGCGGAGCACTTGGACTACGATATGCGGCCTACAACAACCGCAGGTGTGGAGAAGATTGTCGAATTGTAGTCCTCAAATCGGTAGAGGTCGAGCGAGTTATCGACTATGCGGAGCACTTGGACTACGATATGCGACAAAGACCAAAAGGAGGAGGAAAGAGGAAATGAGCCAATTGGGAAATATGGATGTGCGGGATATACCGGGGCAAATGGGTGAAATTATGACGAACGTGATAGGCTCGGCGTTTAATTACAAAGCGGCTCCATCGCCGACTGCGAGGGCGGCGGCATATGCATGGATAAGCGCCGCCGAGGCTATATGCGGCATTAAAGTTGAGGATTATATAGACATGCTGATGGCAGAGACGAAAGCGGCAATAAAGGACGTAAAAGAAAAAACAAGCAAGGAAATGGAGGCATAAAAAAATGAGGACATGCCCAGACTGCGGCGCAAACCTTGACAGCGGGGAGCGCTGCGACTGCGAAATGGAAGGAAGGGAGAAGCAAAATGGAGCTGGAAAAGATGCTGCGGGAGATGATACAGCAGGCTGTGGACGAGCGTATAAACGATGCCGCGGCGGTAGAGGACCGCATGGTACAGGCGCACGGGGAATACGTCCCCACCACACGGGCCGCTGAACTGCTGAATGTCAGCCCCGTCACCGTGCGGCGGATGCTGGCCGATGGGCGGCTTACGGGCACAGGCGGGGAAAAGCCGCTGGTGATGGTGCGTAGCATGGCGCACATGGCAGAGACGGGCAAGACGCGCAAGCAAAAGTACCCCGATTTTGCCATTATAGGGAGGTAAGCTATGGCGAAGATGACAAAGGCCGAATTTATTGCCCGCGCCGTGGCGGACAGAATGAAGGACAAACTGCGCGGGCAGAAGGAAGCGTATGGGTGCGGTCGGCACACATAGACGCAGAAAGGCGTAAGAAAAGATGAACGTATGGTATATCGCATTATGGGTGTATATGCTGGCGGGCGAGGCCATACTGCTGGCGATTGCTTTTGACATCTGCCGCAAGGAGGCGGCGAAGGACAAAAAGAAAGCCCACCGAGGGAGTTAACGACGGTGAGCCAGATAAAGCCGCAGTCTTAAAGACCGCATTGATATTATAGCACATCAATGCCGTTTACGCAAGCCGCGGCGGACAAAAAAGCTTTTAAGCGACCGCACGTTAGCAAAATTTAATCTACAGAGATTATGGTCTGGTCGCTTGAAGATAAAAACAGCGCCGGGGCGGAGCTGTGATACCGCCCCAACAAAAAAGGAGAAGCAAGGCTATGAAGTATCTGAAAGTCTATACAGACTTTGAAGAAGCCATAGAGATGCTCGGCGACGCTGAGAAGGGCAGGCTTTTCACGGCGATGCTGCGCTATGCCAGCACCGGAGAACTGCCAGACTTACGCGGGGGTGAGCGGTTACTATGGCCCACGGCAAAGTTGAATATAGACCGTACGAGGGCGGAAGCCGAAAAAAACACCATCAACGGGAAAAAGGGAGGACGACCAAAAACCCAAAATAACCCAAAAAAACCGAACGAAACCCTAAAAGACAAAGACAAAGAAAATAAAATTATCCCCCTATCCCCTAACGGGGATATCCCCCCTAATGGGGAGCGCCCCCCAGAAAAACGCTTTGTCAAACCCACAGCGGACGAGGTACGCGCATACTGCGTGGAGCGCGGCAATCACGTAGACGCACAAGCTTTTGTGGATTTTTATGCCGCCAAGGGCTGGAAGGTGGGCAGCGCGCCCATGAAGGACTGGAAGGCGGCCGTGCGGACGTGGGAAAAGCGGGATGCCGAGCGCAAGCAATCCGCCACATCGCGCCCTAACCGGCAGCGGGATTTGTGCAGCAGCCGTACATACAGCGCGGCAGAGCTTGACAGCATAGGGACGGACTTGCTGGGAGGTGGATAAGATGCACACATTTGAGCTAATCGAGATAAATTGCGGTGTTACAAAGGTGCTGTACACCGCAACCAGCCGCCAAGACCTATACAAGGCATACCGCTCGGCATGCCAGCGCGGAGGGCTTGTACGCATGCGGATAGATGGCAAGACGATGCGGATATATCAGGCGGATGCGCATGCGCCCGCCGAAGCGCGGGGAGGGAGAAAATGAGACGCACATACACCCCGCCAACCGTGCCGCTTGAGGACGCGGAGCAGCGGATAATCTTTCAATGGGCGGCAATGGAGACCGCCGCCCACCCAGAACTGGGGCTGCTGTACGCCATACCCAACGGCGGCAAGCGGGCAATCAAGACGGCTATCGCCCTAAAAGCGCAGGGCGTTAAGTCAGGCGTGCCTGATATGTGCTTGCCCGTGGCGCGTAACGGGTATCACGGGCTATACATCGAGTTAAAGCGGCAAAAAGGCGGCACGGTGAGCGAGACGCAAAAAAGCTGGATAACCGCGCTTGCGGAGCAAGGCTATGAGGCCGTTGTTTGCAAGGGAGCGGAGGAAGCAATAAAAGTGATAAAGGAGTATCTAAAATGAAAGCGGTAATTAACACAAGGGAATTTAACCGCCTTGTTGCGGCAACGAAAGCATTTGTTGATGTACACGGCGGAAGGCCACTGTTTAAGCTTATCAAGCTGGAATTTAGCGCAAAAAACAAGCGTGTAACTGCGGTTGCGCTGGATGGCTTTATGATGGCTGTTGAAAACGCCGCGATGGCCGAGTGTGACGAAGATTTTATCGCATACATTGGGGGTAATGTAAAATTGCCGTCACGCAAAGACGTGTATGCACAAATCGAATTGCAGGGCAACAGACTTATTGTGGACTGCGAAGGGCTTATATACGGTTGTGTACAGCCCGACATAGAAGGCTTTGACTGGGGAAAGGTAATCCCCCGAAGTGATGCGCGCTATAAGATTGCATTTAACGGGGACTTGCTATTAAGCGCATTACGGGCGGCAAAAATATCGTGCGGCGGTAAGCATTCGCAGTACATAACGCTGGAGATTAGGGGGGGCATCAGAGCCTATTATTTTGAGGACTAACGAAGAAGATATAAAACTGATAATGCCCATACGGATATGTCCTGAACCACAGAAGGAGGGAATGAAGGCATGAATTTATATTTTTGCACAGACGATTTGCGTGAAGCGGGGCTATATGTTGCGGCGGAATCACGGGGGAAGGCGAAGAGCATGTACTGCGATACCTGCGGAGCAAAAATGAACAAGGAGGACGTATGAACATAAACATATCAAATAGTACCAAAGCTGTGTTCAGCTCACTAAGCATAGGCGAAATTTTTATGCTTAATGAAACCGATGTATGCGTGAAAATAGGCTGGGGGAATGATTACAATACGTGGAATTTCAAGATTAATGATATAGAGACAGTGTACAAAGATACCGAAGTCACCATCCCAAGAACAGTAAACATGGAGGTAATAGTATGACACGCTTACTACCAGAGCCGCCGACGGATAAATGTCCAATTTGTAACTATAGAATTGATATGTGTCAATGCCGATATGGTGGTAGTTGCCATCCGGACAGAATCAAGCGTAGAGAAGTAGTTTTGGATCATCTATACATGTTCTCGCATGAACAAATCAAACATATCGCGAACGTTCAAAGGCAGTGCCCAATGTCTTATCCCGATGCGGAACGGGAGGATATAAGAAAGGAACTATCCGATGAATATACGCCACAATTCGACATTACAAATGTAATGAACGAAGAATATATAACCAAAAGCGAGGCGATAGAAGCTGCTTGCAATGCGGTGGAGCTATTTCCCTCGGAATATCGCGAGATAGAAAATGCCATTAAACGGAGATAAACTATGAAAAAGATACGGACTATAGATGACATCATCGAGGCGGATTGGGAGGATATCAAGAGGCGGCGCGAGCAAGGAGCGAATCTTGACCAAGTAGGCGAGCTGTACGGCATAACGGGTACCACACTGGCAAAGTATGCAAGGCTGGCGGGCGTGGATATACCAAGGCGCACAGATTATAACCCGCTGCCGTCCATAGAGGATATACAGCGTTTGCGCAGCGAAGGGGTAAAATGGGCTGACATAGCCGCGAAGTATCATGTATCGCGCGACCGACTACACAGCTACGCGCAAGAGCATGGCATAGATACGCGCTTGGTGCGCAAACCCACCCTGGCACCAGTGGACTGGGATGACGTGAGCAAGCAGCGTGAGGCGGGCAAGACATGGGGCGATATCGCGGAGCCGTATGGCGTGAGCGGCCCGACACTGCAAAAGCGTGCGGGCAGGCGTGGCATTGCTATCGGCCCCAGCAGGTACGACAGGTTAAATGCCATGCTTGACCCTGACTGGCCAGGCTGGGACGATGTGAAGCAGATGCGCAATCAGGGGGGGAAGTGGACGGAGATTGCCGAGCATATCGGCGTGACTACCGCGACCTTGCGCAGGATGATGGCGCAGTTGGCGCTTCGCGCGCCGACAGGCGATGCGCATAAGTATTATGATGGCGCAAGCCCCTGCGCGAAGACCCTATACTCCCAGACACTGTGCTGGTCTTGCGCCAATGCTGTGCCGGACAAGTACGGCAAGCGCGGGTGCTCATGGAGCAGGAGCTTTAAGCCCGTCAAGGGTTGGGACGCGGACGAGACGCGGCTATACAGCGACAAGCCGACGCAATCGCACCATGTGCGGCAGTGCCCGGAATTTGTGCGGGGATAGGAGGTAGAAATGAAAACACTTAGATACGAAACACGGGATGCAGACGGAAATGACATTATAAAGGATGTCGCAGTGAAGGAATTTGCGAGTGCCGAGGCGGAGTTTAGATGCCACGTTTGCGGACGGGAATGCAGCCAGGGCGTTAGAACGACGGATATTATCTCGGGCTCATTTACGGACTACGCGCTCATCGGGGATTATGTATGCAATGACTGCGCAGACCTTTTTAGCCTGTACTTTTACAGTTACATCAAAGACGCTGACGGGATAAGGCTGCTAAATGTACGGAGCATTCGGGACGAGATCACGCAGGAGCAAAAGCCGCCGTTTATGTTTGTGATAACTACATCGCAAAAAAAGCATCTATTCTATCGAGCGAGAATGAATCATGCGCCGACACCGTTCGCGGTGCAGCTTGAGACCGAGACGATATACACCACAACGAGCAGGATGCGGACGCTGTTTGATTTTGTTGAATCGCTTATGACACTCGGACAATCAAAAAAAGCGTTAGCGGATGGGGAGATGCGCTATGAAGTGATGCAAAAGGTCGGCGCGGGTGCATTTAGCTATCTTCGGCGCGAGCTGAGAGCATCACGGGAGATACAAATACCAATCTACTGCGGACAAAAAAGAGATATAACAGACGAGGAGGCAATATGTTGTATAAATTCAATACTGACAGCGTAAAACACGCAAGTGCGGCGCTACTGCTCTACGCAATGTACCGCAGCCGCAACAAAAACAGCCCGCTGAATGGGTTGGAGACATGGGACAGGTTTAACAGCTACATCCGCGGAGCTTGCCTAAAAAGCAGCACAACGGCAGAGTTTATGCAAAAATTCTGCCGCGCGGCGAAGATAGACAGCGTTAAGCCACGCTATTTGTCAACCGACGATCCTGTGCTAATGCCTGGAACTGGCGAGCTGATAATGAGCGATGCTATAAAGGACTACAGAATACCGATTATCGAGGATAACAGTCTGCTGCGCATAATGTCGGATGAATCAATTTATCTGTGTATGCTTGTACGCGACCGCATTCAACGCGAAAAGATGGAGTATAAAGAGGAGGAGGCCGAATATGAATACTAATATAAAATACAGGCTGCTTTCGCCTGTTTCGCACATTGGCGAGACCGCCAGCACCGGTAGCTATTTTCAAACCGTTCTCACGACACAAGGGAGATTGCCTGTGATAACCGGCAACAGTACGCGCGGTCAGATCAGGGATAGCGCAGCGCTTCACCTCCTAAACACGCTCGACATAAAAGTGGACAAAGAAATATTCAACGTGCTTTTTTCGGGCGGCAACCTCTCCGGCACGATGCGGGACGATGTAGAGCGGGCGAAACAAATTCGTAATTATTATCCGGCGGTATCACTCCTTGGCGGCGGTATGGGGACGATGATCATGGCGGGTAAGCTGCTGGTATCGTTTGGATACCCTGTATGCGCGGAGAGCGAGCAGTTTACGGGCATAGAAAGCGCCCAATCTTGGCATGAGATGATTGAAGAAATTGAGTTTACACGCACCGATGACACCAAGAACGATGTAAAAGCCGGCCGAATAGTTAATATAAACGATGATTCAGGGGCGGGGACAGCATCAACGCAGATGCGCTACTCCGTACAGTATATTGCAGCGGGAACGGAGATTGTACAAAACCTTATTACACTTGATGGCACAACGCCTCTTGAAATCGGCGCACTGTATGCAGCTATATGCGAGTGGTTTAAGGTGCCGAGGCTTGGCGGCATGGCGGCGAAAGGGTTTGGCTTGTTCGATGCTGTTGTCGGCAACCGCGATATAGTCCTTAGCGGCGGCAGGATAACGCTAAAACCGCAAATTGCAGATCTCATCGATGCATATGAGGCTTTTGTCCGCGAGGAGGGCGGCGAGCATTTACGCTCCTTGCCGCACCGAAAGGAGGGAAGAAGGGTGGCAAAAAAGCCAACAACGCCGATTAAAGTCACGGCGCACCTGCTTGACGGCAGAGTAAATACGGCAGACGGGATCATTATGTTGGACGCGATATTGTATCATGCGTGGTTTAGCAGACACAAGCCGGAGGTCTTAGAGGGCTGCGGCAGCACGCAATATGACGGATATACGGGGCTGCCGTTGCGGCAGCTCCCCGATAATAGATGGGCGGCAAGCAGAGGCATATTTAAGACCGAGGGCAAAAACATCGAATACATAAATAGGAGACCTAACTTTTTCGATGCGGACAAGATCGGACATCTTGACATGGAGACGGGTATAATATCGGACAGCGTAGGCGTATACCGGGCGTACCGCATACCGCGAGTTGTCAGCACTGTCAGCGATATAGAGTTTTATGCCATGGGCGACAAGACTAAAGTGCAAGACCTATTGACGGCGATCCCGGCCGTAGGCAAAAAGCCCGCGGTGGGATATGGTTTTGTAGCCGAATGGAATGTGGAGGACTGCGACGAGGATTACAGTCTGTGGCACCCTGAGTACGGACTTATGCGCCCGGTGGTGGTCGGCAGTGACGAGGCAAAGGGGCTTGAGCTTAGTACATATCCCGTTATGCAATACGGAATAAAGCCACCTTACTGGAAACCCTGCAATATGCGTTTGTGCCATGTGCCGATTGCTACGGCGGAGAATGCGACAACATGACTATTGACGATTTTGTTAAGATAGGCGCGCTCAGGTCGGGCATGCGACAATACGCCGAAAAGCGGGACAAAGCAATAAGGCTTTGCGAAGAGCAATTCCGCACGCACAAAAGACCATATGTTGCAATAAGCGGCGGCAAAGACAGCGTTGCTATGGCGTACATTGTGGACACTGCAGCAAGACACGTCGGGGCGGATTATAGATTGTGGCTGCATTGCTCGGATGCATCGTTCCCCGGCACGGTAGAGACATGCCGCAAGGTGGCCGCGGCGGTTGGCAGAAAGCTTGATGTATTTGAAAGCAAGGATTCTGCGTTTGACGCAATAGCACGTCCGCAAAAGGCTGCATTTGGGAAAAGCGGCGTATTCTTCAGCTCGGTGCGCGAGTACGCAAAGGACAAAGATTTATGCTTTGTGGGCGTTCGAGCTGCGGAGAGCCGGAGACGGATGCGTGCCGCTAAAGCACACGGGCAAGTGTTTGACAGCGCATCAATGGGCGATGTGACGGTTTGCCATCCGCTCCTATGGTTTACCCTGTATGATGTCGCGGCGGCGCTGCACGAGTACGATGCACCAATACACCCGATATACAAAAAAATAACAATAGAGCGCGGGGAAAACCGGTGCGGTGAAGAATCGTTTATCCGGCTCGGGTATATAACGTCACGCGACCTGCTCAACAAAGGCACAGCGGTGTTTTTGCGGATAAACTACCCGGACGAGTTTAACAGGCTTGCAGCCGCGTATCCGGAGATACGGCTATGGGTGTAGCCAAGGCGGAGGGGAGGGGGTATCAAAATCCCTGCGCCGTGGCGGCCCGTACCGCGGGCCCCTCAACGGAACAAAAAATTTTCGATTTTTGTGAAAAATCAGGCGAGGCAGTAGGATGGATAAAAGCGATAAGGAAAAGAGACAAAACGAACGCGCGGCAGTAAGGCGGCTGCTGATGTACTGGGGCAATGCAGAGCGCACGCGCACAGACAAAGAGCGGCAGCTTGTGACGGTAGATGAAGAGATAGAAAGCCAGTATGACCTTCACCCGCAAAGGCTGACGGGTATGCCGCATGGGAGCGGGGTATCTGATGCCACATACAATGCTGCGCTGAAAGCCACCCGCGAGATAAAACGGCTTGAGCGCAAAAAACGGCGCCTTGAGGCCGAGCTGCAAGAGCTGAATTATCACGCGGGCATGATAGAGTTCGAGGTGATGTGTCTGCCGCCGCTGGAGTGCGAGGTGATAAAGCTTAGGTATGTGGAGTATGGCGTGGCGAAGAGTGGCTACTGGGAAAAGGTGGCACAGCGGATGCACGTATCGCAGGATTGGGCTAAGGCTTTAGAACGGCACGGCGTAGAGCGGCTTATAAATCGCATTGCCCCATAAAGTCAACACGATAAAACACGATTTATATGCTATACTGATATCATCAGAAAAGGGCTTCCGCGAGGGAGCCTTTTTGCATAGGGGGAAATATGGCGCTGATAAGATGGATACACACACCCGCCACCTGCAAGGAGTGCAAGCACTATGACAAGGGTAAAAGGCGGTGCGGGGTGAAGGAGTGCCCGTATCCGGCAAGGAGGGGCAAAAGTCGTTGACACCGTGGCGGCTTGTATGGTATCGTTTGAGTATCATATTATTCAGGAGGGCAGGACGGATGGCTTACTGCAAGAATTGCGGCAAGGAAACGGAATGGATAAGTAAAAGCGGATACTGCAAAGAGTGCGCGGAGCAAATCCAGCGCGAGCGTGAGGGGAAGCCACCGAAGGCAAAAAAGCCGATATACAAGCAAGCGTGGTTTATCGTCTTATGCGTGCTGGTGGCAGCACTTATGATTAACGCGATTGCGCACACGGGCAAGGGGACGGACGTATATGACGACATTATCAGCTCCTTTGGCGTGGCGGGGTACATAGATGATACGGACAATCTTGTGGTGTACACGCTCGCAAGCCCGGATGCAAAATTTAAGCAAAGCGTTAAGAAAAAGATTGCTGATATCCTTATAGCGCATTATGGCGTGGACAAATACGGTGACATTGAACAAATAACAATAGTCGTATTAAACGAATCGGATGGCGGCGAGCCGCAAATTATAGCCGCGTGGAATTGCAGCCGCGGGGACACGGCGAACGTCATAGATATTGACGACGATATAGCGACAGCGGCCATTGTGATGGCGCAGGGAGATTGATGGCTAAAGAGTATACCAAGGGCTTTTACACCCATAAGGCGTGGCGACAATGCCGCGCTTCTTTTATAGCGAAGCGCTGCCCGTATCCTGCAAGGAGATCGTGATGGCACAGAGGGCTATGCACTTTTGCCGGTGGCCGGGGTGCAACAATATCACGACCGACAAATATTGCGCCGACCACCGCGAGGCGGGCGAAGCAGCGGAGCGGGAGAAAAAGCTTGAGCAGCTGCGCAGGCGTGACGGCAGGCGCGGCACGTCAAGGGAGCGCGGGTACAATGCAAGGTGGGATAAGTACTCAAAATGGTTCTTGTCCCGACCGGAGAATCAGCTTTGCGCCCTGCGGCTGGATGACGGATGCGCTATAGTAGCGCAATGCGTTGACCACATTGACCCGCCGAATGGCGCAAGCGACCCGAAATTCTGGGACAAAGCCAACCACCAGCCCGCGTGTATACATTGCAATAGCGTAAAGGGACATAAAAATATAAAAGGCGTGAATGGCATAAGATAATCGCCTGGACGCAGAAAAAAAGAAAGGAGAACAGTATGCCGACCGGGAGAAAACCAACCCCGCTGAAACTGGTGGACAACGCCAAGGCGAGGCACACAAAAGAAACGCTTGACGGGCGACAGAACGGCGAACCGGAAGGCTGTACCGATAAATTAACGCCGCCCAAAACCATATCAAGCGAGGCGAAAAAAGAGTGGAAACGCATAGTTAAGCTGTATCGCCAGCTTGACGCGAAGATAATCAATGACTTGGACATATCTACCCTTATGGCGTACTGCGAAAGCGTAGCAATATACCGCAGGGCGCAAGAGGAATACCAGAACCGCCCGCTGGTCTATATGAATGCGGACGGCAGACCCGCAGAAAACCCGTATATTACTATAATGCGGCGTGAGGGACAGAACATAGCGAAATACGCGGAGCAGTTGTGTCTGTCTCCGGTAGGCCGCGCAAGAATGGGAGTTGCGGCCGCCAAGAAGGAAGCGGAAAGCGACCCGATGGCGGCCTATCTGAACAAGTACGGTGGTTGACACAAAGAAAGCGCTTGCAGTTATAGAATTTGTGCAGGCGTTAAAGCATACGGGTGATTTTTACGGGAAACCTTTTGTGCTGCTGCCATGGGAAATTGATGTTATAAATGCCGTTTACGGCACGGTGAACGAGGACGGGAAACGCCAATATCGCACCGGATATTTGGAAATAGCTAAGAAAAACGGCAAGACCGAGCTTATAGCCGCGCTCAGTCTTTACCATCTTGTGATGGATGCGGCGGGCGGCGAAATATACTGCGGCGCAGCTGACCGCAATCAAGCGTCCATAGCATTTAACGCGGCAAAAAGCATGGTAGAACAGAGCAAGGTGCTATCAAAGATTATAAAAATCAAGGACAGCACGAAAGAAATGCTGAACCTTCGCACACATACGCGGTTCAAAGTGCTTTCAGCGGAGGCGGCTACGAAGCATGGTCTTAACCCGTCCGTGGTGATAATTGATGAGCTGCACGCGCACCCCAAGCGCGACCTGTGGGACGTGCTGACATTTGGCACGGGCGCGGCGCGAGACGAACAGCTTATCTGGTGCATCACCACGGCGGGCGACGACCCTGACAGAAAAAGCGTTGGTTGGGAGCAGCATGACATAGCCACAAAAATTATAAGCGGCGAGCTTGTAGACCCGACATTTTATGCCAAGATATATACCGTGCCTGAAACTGCGGATATATATGACGAGGCCAATTGGTACATCGCCAACCCCTCGCTTGGCGTGTCGATAAAAATAGAGAATGTCCGCAGCGAGGCGTTAAAGGCGCGGAACAGCCCTGCGGCGGAGAAGCTTTTCCGCTGGCTGCGGCTGAATCAATGGGTATCGTTGAAGCGCACAGGGTGGATGCCAATCACGCTGTGGGACGATACCGAAGGCGACTGGCACAAGTCCGATATGCTGGGGCGCGAGTGCTATGTGGGTATCGACCTATCAAGCACAACTGACCTTACGGGCGTGGCGGTGCTTTTCCCGCCGTTACCGGAGCAGACGGAATGGCGGTTTTTTGTGGATGCGTGGATACCGGAGGACAATATGCGCGAGCGCGAACAGCGTGACCATGTACCATTTGGCAGATGGGTTAAAGCGGAGCATATGCACGCAACGCCCGGCAATTGCGTCGATTATGCATACATAGCAAATTATCTTGATAAGCTGATGCTGGACTACAATGTAAAATATATTGCCGCCGACCAATGGCGAATTGATTCCCTGCGCCCGCTGATGCAGCAGGAAGTAGCACAGCAGAAGGTTATAACCATACCCCAGACAATGGCGGGAATGTCGCCCGCCATGAAGGAGCTGGAGCGCCTGATGATGGACGGCGAGATAACGCACGAGCATAACCCGTGCGGGCGGTGGACATTTGGCAACGTTGTGGTAGCACAGGACGGCAACGAGAACATCAAGCCGATGAAAAACAAGAGCATCGAGCGAATTGACCCCATGTGCGCACTTATAGACGCAATGGCGGCGGCGGTCAAACTGGAACCCAAACGAAGCGTATACGAACAGCGCGGCTTGCGCGTAATATGAGGTGAGAATGAAAAAAATCAAGCTATTCGGCAAAATAATTGAGATACGCGCGGCAGGTGTAGAAAAACTGCCGCCTGTATCCAGCGATACGGCATGGCAGGATTACCTTGTGGGCAACGGGTGCTCCATAAGCGCAGATACGGCATTACAGGTTGCGGCGGTTTTCCGGTGCGTTGACCTGATAAGTAAGACAATGGCGGCGCTGCCGCTACATATGTATCGCGACCGTAACGACGGCAAGCAGAAGGCCAAAGACCATCCGTTATACAAGATTACAAATATACTGCCAAACCCGACCACGACGGCGTATGAAATGATGCAGATGCTTGTGGCAAACATACTGCTGACACGCGGCGGATATCTGCGCATAGTGCGCAACCGCAGCGGAGTAATAACGGCGCTTAAGAATCTGCCCACGGCAAACTGTTCGCAAGTCTATACCAACAGCCGCAACGGGGAGCAGTATATATACGCCACGGCGGACGGCATAACCGAAACGCTGCGGGACGGCGATTTTGTGTTTATACCGGGGTTTAGGTTTGCAAGCCGAACGCCGGAAGATCCGATGGACATAGCAGCGGGGGTGCTTGGCCTGAACGACAGCATGACAAAGTATGCACAGCGAGGATTCAGCGGCACATCACCGGGCGGATACATAACATATCCCGGCGAATTATCCGATAGCGCATACGAACGCTTTAAGGAGGACTTTAAGGCCAACTACGCGGGCGTGGAGAACGCGGGGAAGTGGATGTTTTTGGAGAACGGCTCCACGGCACAGCCGTGGGATAGGGATATGCAAAAGACGCAGCTGCTTGACAGCCGCAAGTGGGCCGTAACTGAAATATGCAGGATATTTGGCGTGCCGCCACATATGTGCATGGACTTGGAAAAGGCCACATTTAGCAATATAGAGCAGCAGAGCGCGGAATTTGTGCGTGACTGCATAAACCCGTTATCCGTGCGCATAGAGCAAGCGCTTTACCGCGACTTGCTGACAACGGCAGAGCAGCGTGAATATTACTACAAATTTAACACAAACGGCCTCCTACGCGGCGATACTGCGTCACGGACGAGCTATTATAACTCGATGCGGCAGAACGGTATCATGAACGCAGACGATATACGCGAGCTTGAGGACATGAACCCGCTGCCTGACGGGCTGGGGCGGATATACTTTATCAACGGCAATATGCTGCCGCTGGAAAATGCAAAACTAAACGCGCCAAAGAGCGCACAGGTGAAAGGAGATACAAAAGGTGCATAAATTCTGGGAGTTCAAAGCCCTCGGCAATGCCGGAGAGCTTTTTTTATATGGCGAAATAAGCGATACGTCATGGTTTGGTGACGAAGTTACCCCCGCGCAATTCCAGAAAGACCTTGCGGCGCTTGGGGATATATCCGCGCTTGATGTCTACATAAACAGCCCCGGCGGCGACATTTTTGCAGGATTCAGCATTTACAACATTTTGCGGCGGCATAAAGCGGAAAAGACAGTCCACATAGACGGCCTTGCGGCCTCCGCTGCATCCGTCATAGCAATGGCGGGCGATGTCATAAAAATGCCGGAAAACGCCACGCTGATGATACACAACGCATGGACATACACAGGCGGCGGCGCAGAGGATTTGCGGAAAACCGCCGATGAGCTTGAGCGCCTTAACGGGCAGATTGCGGACATATACGTCGCCCGCACGGGCAAGGGCAAGGACGAAATAGCGGCCATGATGAGCGCGGAGACGTGGATGAGCGGTAAGGAAGCGAAGGAAGCGGGCTTTGCGGATGAGCTGATTGAGAATAAAAAAATAGCGGCGTGCGCAAACGCGGACAAGTATTTTGCCCGCTATAAGCACGCGCCCGATATAAATGAGCCTGATAATGGGGGAGAAATCCAGCCCACAACAGATACAACAAACGCAGCGCTGGCGGAACAGCGCGAAAGGTTTAAGGCCATGAGATTAAAAATTTTGGAGGTATGAAATGGCAAAAGAAATTTATGAGATGATGCAGGAAAGGGCTAAGATAACTGCCCAGCTGCGCGAGGTGATGAACCGCAATGATGCGGAGGAAATGAACGCGGACGACAAGGCAACGTATGATAGGCTTGAAAAAGAATTTGACAAGCTTAACACAAGCATAACCCGCGAACAGAAGCAGCTTGAACGCGAGCGTGCCGCCGGAGAAGTGGCCGAGGTACAGCGGGACAATGCCAAAAACAAAATCGTGGATATGTTTGGCCGCGCCTTGCGGGGCGATCAGGGCGACATAGCTGCGTATCGCAACACCACGCAGACCCTTGGCACGAATGCAAACGCGGGTTATCTGACTGCCCCCGTTGAATTTGTGAACAGGCTGATAGCCGGACTTAAAAACGATATGTTTATGCGCCAAATCTGTGATGTTGTCGGCCCTATTGGCAATGCGCAGAGCCTTGGTTACCCGACGCTCACCGCCGACGCGTCCGATATCGAATGGACAACCGAAATTGCGGCAGCGCCCGAAGAAGCAACTATTGCGTTTGGCCGCAGGGAGTTCAAACCCCAGCGCCTTGCGAAGCTGATAAAGATATCCCGAACCCTTATGCGGCACGCGCCCTCGCCCGACCAGACGGTGCTTGACAGGATACTCTATAAGGTTGAAGCCGCGCAGGAGAATGCCTACATGAACGGCGCGGGTACTAACGGCCCGCTCGGCGTTTTTGTTGCAAGCGCCAACGGCGTGCCCGAAGCCCGCGACATTACAAGCGCCGCGACTGCAATAACCGCAGACGATATGATCGAAACCAAGTACGCGGTTAAGGGGCAGTATACGCGCAATGCGTCCTGGGTGATGCACCGCGACCTGTGCAAGACGTTGGCCAAGCTCAAGGGCAGCGACGGCCAGTATATATGGCAGCCGTCCGTACAGATGGGACAGCCCGACAGGCTGCTCGGCGCGCCGGTGTACATGAGCGAATACGCGCCCAACACCTACACGGCGGGCAAGTACGCCGCGGTATACGGTGACTTTAGGACGGGCTATATGATTTGCGACGGCGACGGCCTGTACATACAGGTGCTCAACGAGCTGTATGCGCCGAATAACTCAATCGGCTATCTGGTCGAGTACTTCGGCGACGGCGCGCCCGTGGTAGGCGAAGCGTTTGCCCGCCTTAAAATTAAGGGCTCATAAGATGAACACGCGGGGCGTTTTGCCCCGCGTAAGAACGGAGGTTAGATATGGCGGCACAAATTTTGACGCAAACAATAATAAATGAGGCTGTAACTCTCGACGCGGCAAAGATGCATCTACGCATTAACCCCGACGATAACAGCGAGGATATGCTGATAATTTTGCCGCTTATCGCTGCGGCGCGAGAATACTGCGAAAACTATACGGGCCGCGCGTTTGCGCCGCAGAAGATAACCGCATTGACGGACGCGGCAGGAACAACCGAACTACCGCGTTGCCCGATAAAAAGCATTGACAGCGTGACGGCAGATGGCAAGGCCGTGGAGTACACGGCGGACTTGCGGCGCGGAACGGTGACGGTCACCGAACCCAATGCGACTATCACATACACGGCGGGCGGGTATGTGCCGTTTATGGTACGGCAGGCAATGCTGCTGCTGATTGGGCATTGGTACGCCAACCGCGAGGCCGTCACAACCGCAAATACAAGCGAAGTTGACACGGCGGCGCAGGCCATGCTGCGGCAATACAAAGGCTGGTGGTTTTGATGGCGGCACGCGCAAACGCGGGTGAGATGAGAACAAAAATCACCATAAAAAACCCCGTATATACCATAAGGGACGGCTTTAGCCGCGAAGAATTTGTGAACGCATTTACGCGGCCTGTGTGGTGCAAGTGGGTTAACGCGCACGGCGCGGAGATATACCAAGCCGCTGAGCTGCATTTGCGCGAACCCGCAACGATAACCATGCGCTACTCTCCGCGCGTCACGGTCAAAAGCCGTATATGGCGGGAGAGAGACACGGAACCATATGAGGTGATAAGCATCAACAACGTCAACGACCGCTGCGAATTTTTGGAAATCAAAGTACAAAGGGTGGTGACGGCATGACGATTGCGGAAATACTGCAAGACAAATACACCGTATGTCACCCGCCCTACATGGGCGACGCAGCCGAGTACGTGACCTATCAGCTTATCACCCAATCGACAACGTTGTACGCCGAAGGAACTGAGGCTGAAACGTCCGTACTGTACGCGGTAGACTACTACACCAAGAACGTGCCGTATGCGGAGAAACTGCTTGAAATCAAGCGACTTTTGCAGGCGGCGGGATGGACTTGCACCGTGAACGCCGAGGACTATGAGCCGGATACGGGGCTATATCACATCCCCATGACGGCGACAAGTGTGGGCGGTATATATGGCTAAGATGTATGTGGATGGCATAGACGCCATACAAAACGCCTTGCACACGACCGAGGACGGCATAGCGGACTTTGTGGACGATTTACTCGCGGCCGGCGGAGAAATTGCAAAAGAAAAAGTAGAACAAAGCATACTGCGCCATGGGCACATCCGCCCAGGGTCGGGCATCTTACTGCGGTCGATAAAAATCCAAAAAGCCAAAGACAAAGAGGGGCGAAAGTATGTAGATGTGGTAGCGGCGGGGAAACGAAAGACGGGCACTACCAATGCCCAGATTGCCTTTGTCCTGAATTATGGCCGATCACACTACACCGGTACACGCTTTTGGACGGAAGCGGAAGAACAAGCCCGCAAAGAATACGAAGAACTTGTAAATCAAAAAACCAACCTTTTTTTGAAGGAGAAAGGACTAAATTAAATGCCTACTTTTGACTTGCGCGGCCTGAAAGTGGCCGAGTACAAAAACGCAAGCGGTACGGTGACATACGACACCCCCACAAGCATGGGCGACGCTATGACTGTGCAGCTTAATCTTACGTCTGCCGAGGGCAGGCTATATGCAGAAGGCAAACTCGCCGAATACATGAAACAAGTAACGGGCGGCACGATATCCGCGGGCGTGAAGTACATACCCGACGATGCCCAGAAGCTGATGTTTGGCGTAACTGAAAAATCCCGCAACATATCCACCGCGGCAACTAAAAGCCTTTTGACCACGGCGAAGGATACACCCAAGTATGTCGGCCTTGGCTTTTATGCGCCCGATATGCGGGATGGCTCGAACAAGGTAACGGCTTGTTTTGTGCATAAGGTGCTTTTCGGCCAGCCCGCAATGAATTTGCAGACCAAAGGCGAGAACATACAATTTCAGACCCCGACGACAACGGGGGAATTTCTGCCGAGCGACGCGGAAACGCAGGACATCATGGAGGTGGCCGTGCTTGACGATGCTGCTGGGGCTATAGCATGGATAAATGCTTGCTTTGGCGCGAGCGCGTAAGGAGGCCACATGGACGACATCAGGCTTAAAACCGCGCCGTTTGAGTGGCGCGGAGAAAAAATAAAGCTGTGCTGCAATATGAATGTTTTGGCAGACGTGCAGGAAGCCTACGGCGGCGACATATCCCGCGCTTTTAGGGGCCGCACCATACGGGCAACGCTGACATTTTTGACGGCGATGATAAATGACGCTACGGACGGCGACTTGTCCGTCCGCGAGGTAGGCCGCGAAATCCCTATAAGCGAACTGGGCTATATAAGCGGCGTTGTGCTGCCCCTTGTGACCGAGGCACTGAAAAGCGCGGGCGGCGAGGACACAGAAAAAAAAACGGAGACAGCGGCGAACCGCTGAATTTTGCATGGTACCTTGCCGTGTGGGTGATGGCGTTACGGCTGCCCGAGCGTGATTTTTGGGCGACTGCAACGCCATACCGCATAGCAAAAATTCTGACAGCGTATAAAGAGATAGGCAAGGCGAAAGAGGCTGAAAAGCCCGTAAGCCTTGCAGACTATTTAGGAGTATAAAGCGATGCCGAATATTAGGACACGATTTGTCGCAGAAGGCGAAAAAGAGTATAGGCAAGCGCTTAAGGAAATAAACGGCGGACTTAGCGTGCTGAGCGCGGAGAGCAAAAAACTGCAAGAGCAATACAAGGGCAACGAAAAAAGCCTTGAAGCCCTGACCGCGACAAACGAAAATCTTGATCAGGTTGTGCTCTCGCTGTCTGATAAACTGGACTTGCAGAAAAAGCGTCTCACAGAACTAAAGCAAGCCTACGGTGAAAGCGACGACCGCACGCAGCGCATGGCGAAAAGCGTGACTGACACGGAAACCGCGCTGATAAAGCAGCAGCGAGCGCTTGACGAAAACACACGCGCGCTTGAAAACTTCGGCGAAGGCGAGGACGACGCGGCGGACAAAGCGCAGGGACTTGGCGACGCGCTCAACGACATCGGCGGGAAGTTTGGCATAAGCTTACCGAGCGAAATGACCAACACCCTTAACGGGATGCTTAAAATCGACACGCAGACGCTTGTGACAATAGGCACATTTGCCGCCTTAGCCGCGGCAGTGGCAGAGGTCGAAAAAAAGCTTGTGGACTTGACCCTTGAGCAAAGCAAACATGCCACCGAAGTCACAAATCTGTCCCGCACAATGGGCATGACCACAGAAGCCTACCAAGAGTGGGATTATGTACTAAAGACCGTGGGCAGCAGCGCGGAAGCAGCGCAGGGCGATATATCCAAGCTGGCCGAAAAGGCGCAGGATGCGGCAACCGGAAGCGGCGAGGCCGCTGAACTCTTTGCTCAACTGGGCATAAAGGTCAAGGATAGCCAAGGCACTTTTAAGTCTCAATCCGAGCTTTTTGACGAAGTAATCACGAAATTGAGCCGGATGAAAGACGAAACAGAGCGCAACGCCATAGCAAGCAAGCTGCTGGGCAGCACGGGCGAAAAGATAATACCCCTGCTGGACAAGGGCGCGGCAGGATTGGAAGAATCCAAGAAAATGGCGCACGAATTTGGCGTGGTAATGGACGAGGAAGCGCTCGCCGCGCTGAAAGATGTGACCTTAGCCGCCAATGACTTCGACGAGGCGGGCGAAGGACTGAAAAATACCATTGCCGTCGGCATGGCTCCAGCAGTCGAAAATCTGATGAAAAAAGGAACTGACCTTTTCGTGCGGCTGCAAGAAGCCGCCGAGGGGTCTGGCATTTTGGAGGTTTTCGGCGCGCTGCTTGACGTGGTATCCGCGCTCGAGCCGCTTTTTGATGTGCTTTTCGGCACGGCAGAGGATGGCGTGCCTGTGCTGCAAACCCTTGCGCTTGCGCTGGGCGTGCTGGCCGACGCGCTGACCATAGTAGCCAACACGATAGCAATAGTAATAGAACTGTTTAAGCAGTTGTTTAACCTTATCAGCGGCAAGGGCTTTGACGACAGCAACCTTACGCGCTATGGCGAAAACATAGCCAAGGTTTTTAGCGACGAGGGGGCGAGCGCCCGCGCGTGGAACAACGGCTTTGGAAGAAATATAGGCCGCAACGCGGACGGCACGGACTACTGGCCCGGCGGGCTGACGTGGGTCGGCGAACGCGGGCCGGAGCTGGTATCCCTGCCGCAGGGGAGCAGAGTATACAGCGCGGAGGACAGCCGCAGCATGGGCGGCACGAATAACTATTATTTGACCGTGCAATCGCGCGACATGGAAACCGTGGCGGCAATGACGGCAACATTCAAACGCGCGAGGCAGGCAGAAAGGGCGAAGTAATGGCAAAAACAACCATAAAGACATATTTTACAGGCGGCACAGGGTTAGACAACATAATCCGGGTAGACGGCTCTGCCGAACAATGCCAAAAGTATGTAAGGGGGATAACAAGGCTTGATTATAGCGGGCTGATTGTTCCCGCAGGGAAGAAGGCAATATCCCATGCCATAAAGCTACACGTTGGCACATCTAACGAAAGGTATTGGCAGAAACGCAGCAGAAGCACGACCCCACCAGACGGCTATACAGTACAAGATACAACAAGCGATCCTGAGAACGTGTATATCAACCCGACACCTGCGATCCCGGTACGCGGGTTTGCGTGTATGCAGTATACTGCGGGATACGCAAACATCGTAAAAAGCTATGATGATTTACCGGACACGGTGGCAAGCGGAGATTGGATAACACTTGATCTGCCGCAAGGATATGACATGCCGAGCGATGGCAGTATATATCTTGCGCAGATGTCGGCATATACCCCAGCATCTAACCCGATAGATAATAGGATACCGGCAAAAATAGCATATAAGTATACGGCCGATGGCCTGTATTATTATGATTTTTATTCGCATTTTTGGGCAAATTACACCGACTATGAACTGCTGAACCGCAGCTACATAGAAACGGTAATTGCTGACTGCCCGCAAATCCCGACCGTAAAAAGCCCTGTGCTGGGCGAGACGGTCGCGCCGAGCGGTGGCGTGGTGCGCTTCAACTGGGCGCATAACCCCAGTCCGCAGAGCAATCTGCCGCAAAAGGGCTACAATCTGCAAATATCGGGTGACGGCCTGACGTGGGAGACCATCACCGCGACAAGCACTAACCAATATGCCGATGTACCGATTGCCAAAATCCCCAGCGGTAATTTTTATTGGCGCGTGCAGACCATAGACACAGACGACGCGCCCAGCGATTACAGCGACCAAGCATATGCATACTACGGCACGGCTCCGACCGCGCCCAGCATAGTGACCAGCGTATTCACAGCGGCAAAACCGCGCTTGATATGGACGACCACCTTCACACAGAGCGCATACAAGGTGCAAATTCTCAAGGGCGCAACCTATATAGTGGACATCACCGCCGAGAGCAGCGACCAATTTTATGATATCCCTGTCGCGCTTGAAAACGGGGAGCAGTACACCGTGCGCGTATCCGCACGGGACGAGGCGGCGCACTACAGCGCGTGGGCAGAGGATGCCATAACGGCAAATTACATAATTCCGACCACGCCAAGCTTTGTGCTTTCAAAAAAAAAAGATAGCATCGACATAGTGATAAGCCATAATCAGACGGGGATACTGCGGTACGATATATACCGCTTTGCCCCTGGCGACGCGGATTTTATTCGCATTGGCAGTACCACAACAAGAAAGTATAAAGACTGGTCTGTGATGGATGGCGAAGTGCGATATAAGGTTATAGCTGTAAGTGACAGCGGCGAAAGCAAGGGCGCGCAGCAACGCACGACGTTTGAACTGACGACGGGATGGCTTACGCCCGTGGACGACCCCGCGCATCCATTTGAAGTGCGCTATAACGTGCAGGACAAGTATTATACCGATTATGACGTTAGCATGATGGAGTACGCGGGGCGTGAAAAGCCCGTGGCGGAGTTTGGACAGATAGCGCAAAAGAGCATAAGCGTATCCTTTGCCACAAATGACAAGGACGCATACAAGGCGCTCGAAAAGGTAATACAGCAGCGCAAAACAGTGTTGTACCGAAATGCGCGCATGAAAATGTACGGCGTGTGCATAAGCCCCTCCGACCAGCCCGCGGACTACTACGGCATGATATATAATCTGTCGTTTATCATAAACGAAGTCGAATATAGCGAGGTAGTATGATGCAGTTTGCACGGGCAGGATATACGGATGCAGAGATACAGGCGGCGCTTGTAGCACCCACGCGGCAAATCCGCGTGCGCTACGAACTGCTGGGGCGCGACTTGCAGTACAAGCGCGACATAACGACCGCATCCAGTGGAACTATAACTTTTGACAGCGCCGCAGCGATTATGCGCACGGCGCTGTTTGAAATGCGAGATGAAGAGATAGACTATCTCAGCGCGCGTGTCCGCCCCGTCTTTGGGCTGCGCATGGGTGATACGTGGGCAGAATGGCCGCTGGGTGTTTTTGTGCTGTCGTCGCCGGAGCGCGTGGCGAAAGCAAAGACGGTATCGCGCACGGTAGAGGCATACGATCTTAACCAGCTGCTAAAGACGGATGGCATATCCGCGCGGCTATACTATCCGGCAGGGACGCGCTATACAGACATAGTGCTTAATGTGCTGTACGGCGCGGGCATAACCCGCGCAAACGTCGAGGGTGCAGAGGACACTATTGCCGAGGCGGTTGAGTATGCACCAGGAGCATATAGGCTGGACATAATCAACGAACTTTTGGCGGCAATAAATTATACGCCCATACACCCTGATGCAAACGGAATCTTTATTGCACGCAAGCAAAGAGACGTTGAACTGGGCGATATTGCGTACAAGTACAGCACCAAGCAAGATAGCGTGATAATGGGCGAGGCTAAGGAGGCCGTAGACTACTTCGACACACCTAACAGATTTATCGCCTACGTATCGTCGCCCGAAGTTGCGCCTATGCGCGCGGTGTACGAAAACGCCGACCCGCAGTCACCACTAAGCACCAAAAACAGGCAAGTGGTGACAGAAGTAATCGAACTGCGCGACATAAGCACACAGGCGGAGCTTGATGCGTATGTGCGCCGCCGTGCCATCGAAGCCGAGGCAGACTTGCACGGCATAGACTTTGCCACGGGGCTTATGCCCATGCACGGCTATAAGGACGTGTATCAATTTGAGCATGACGTACTGGGCATAAACGAAATTTACCAAGAAACTGCATGGAGTATGGAACTGCATGCGGGCGGCAAGATGCGACACAAAGCAAGGAGGATAACGGGATGAATTTTGCGACCATAAAGGCTGTGCATGATGATGGGGTAACGCTGGCATTTGACGATGGCAGCGAATCACAAAAGCATTACAAGGTCAACAGCGGCGTAGTCTTTAACGCGGGCGACCGCGTAAGAATTTTAGAGGACAACGGAACGTATGTCGTTGAATATGTAGTAGGACGACCAATAAAGGCAATCACCGCAGGGACGGCAAGCACCGCAGGCAGCGCGAATAAGCTTAGTACTGCCCGACAAATCCGACTGACGGGCGATGTGGAAGGTACAGCAAACTTTGACGGAAGCGCGAATATCAGCATAAGTATAACGTCGCTGCGGACAGCCAAGCTAAAAAACGCCTTTGCCCCAAATGATAAGACGAAGGATATACAGCTATGGGCACAATTTAGCAATGCCCTGTGGTATCAGGTCGGCACAGGCACGCGCACCAAGCTGACCAACGGATAAAAGGAGGACACATGACCTACAACATCACCCTAACCGCCAACCACCAATCTCTGACCGCCGAATATCTCCCCCTTGCCGCTGAATCCGTGCAGTACCTTACCGCAAAGGTGGTATGTGAAACGGAGGACTGGACGGGGCGCGAGATAAAGGCCATGTTTGGGCAGGGCTGCACGGTGCACGAGATATCCGTGACAGACGGGGAGATAACCGCTAAGCAGCAGCTTAACCTTTCGGCGGGCGACTGGCACGTATGGCTTGTGGGCAACTCCGCGCGGGACGGCGAAGTAATCCCACGCATTACCACAAACATTGCGCATATCAGCGTAGCCCCGACAGGCGGCACGGAGGGCAACCCATTCCCCACAATCCCGCCCACGGTGGAGGAACAGCTGCGGGCAGACATGGGCAATCTTGCCGACTTGACCACGGAGGACAAAAGCAGCCTTGTGGCGGCGATAAACGAGGCGGCAGCGAGCGGCGGTAGCAAAGATGCAGTAACGTATACCCCGCAAACCTTGACGGATAAGCAGAAGTCACAGGCCAGAACGAATATCGGGGCTGAAAAAGCGGGAACGGGGTACTCCAAACCCGCATCCGGCATACCCAAAACCGACCTTGCGGACGATGTGCAGACAAGCCTTGCCAAGGCTGATACGGCTATATCCCTCGGCCTGACCGCCGCTACCCCCGGCCAGATAATCAAGGTCAAGACCGTGCAGGACGGCAAGCCGACCGCGTGGGAGGCGGTGGATATGCCGGGCGGAGGCGAGACATGGGAAAAGGTTGCAGATATTGAACTACGTGCAGATACGGCATTGTATGTGCTTGCTGACTTCGCAGTGTGGCGTAAAGCAAAAGTAATCATGAGGCGTCCGACATATGTCAGTGGGCTAGCCAAGAACGTGTGGTGCCGCGTTGTGGAGAAAAACAATGTAGCCGCCGCATATTATTCTTGCGGATATTTAGTAGCGGAGTACGGATATTCTTACTGGGATTTTTCAGCAGAAGTTAGTAGCAATGTTATTTCATCGGCCACGCTGCGAAACAACAACACTAACGCTGCTGATAACGTTAGGTCAACGCAAACGCTAACGCCGATCAATTTACCGCCAACGGCTTATGAGCTAACGCTGACATTCGTTGATACGTCTGTGATTCAGGATGGTGACAAGGTGACGGTAATAGGGGTGAGACGATGAAAAAATATATAAATGGCTCATATATAGATATGACCGCAGAAGAAATAGCGGAACTTGAGCGGCTTGCGGCAGAGCAGCCCGCGCCCGAACCCACGCCGGAAGAAAGGATTGCAGTGCTTGAAGAAGCGTTGAATATGCTATTGTCGGGGGTGACGGAATGACAGACGAGCTGCGCAACAGAATCCTTGCCTACAACCGCAAGATAAAGGCCGACCGCGCGGAGCGGGACGAGCTGAAAGCCAAGCTTGACCGTATCCGCGCGGCGGTAGAAGGCATGACGGGGCTGCCGAGCGTGTCAAAGCTGGCGGCATTTTTGGAGACTATCAGAGAGATTATAAAGCCAAAGGAGGGCTAAAATAATGAAAAGATACATTGCAATGGTGCTTGCCATTGTGCTGCTGTGCATATGCACGGGCGCACTGGCTATGGGCTGGGGGCGCACGGATAATCCGCCCCCGACTTACACCGTGACCGTCACCAAGCTGGACAAGGTGGCGACCACCAGCGGCGCGGCCTATACCCCTGCACCGGGCAAGGCCGCAACGGTGGGCACGGTGGTGTACTTTACAGCAAAATTTGCAGATGCCGAAGGCAATCCCGTGCAGGGCACCATCAATCTTACCGATATGGACGTGCTGTATCTTGATGGCGATGTAGTCGCCGCGATAGTCACAGGCGCATACCCCGCCGTGCGTGCGGTATACAAGTATACCACCCCATTGGCGGAGCTGACCTATGACGGCAAGCCCGTGACCATAAGCGGGGATACCGTGACCATAGGCAGCCTGACCTTCACCCGCCGCAATGGCGTGGCGGTAGATGTGTCCATAGCGGGCGGCCTTGCCGACCTGACCCGCGAGTTGAACGCGCTGAATATGACGCTGGACGATATCTACGCGGGCAAGATATATATGGACGATGCTGTGCTTGTGGCGAATCTCGGGCAGCACATCAAAGCCGAGGCTACGGCGGTATGGGGCGCTGACGGTGTGGTAGTGCGCACGCCCGACTTGCCGCAGACAGGATCCGCGCCCGTGTATATAGGCTATATAATGGTTCTTGCCGCGCTGGCCTTGGTGGGAGTAAGAGTATGGGCAAAAAGGTAAAGGAATTTTTGGCTTACCTTGAAAGCCACATCGGGGACGCTTACGTCTGGGGTGCACAAGGCGAAAGGGTGGACAACCGCGCCGACCTTAAAAAATGGGTACGGCGCAAAGAAACTTCACGCCGCGAGGCCGACCGCGCCCTTGCATACATCAAAAAAGCCACCAAAACGCCGCTGTATGCCTTTGATTGCAGCGGCCTTATCATTCATTGGCTGCGTGACATAAAAGGGCTGATTGACGGTGATACAAGTGCCGCGGGGCTGTACAGACAATGCACCCAAAAGGGCAAGCTTGCCGCGTGGCAGATGCAGCCTGGCGACCTTGTATTTAGGTACAGCTTCGCCAAGGGCAAAATGGGACACGTGGGCGTATACGTCGGCAACGGAATGGTGATAGAGGCACAAGGCCGTGACGCTGGCGTAGTGATGCGCCACCTGTCTTACGGCGGCTGGACACATCAGGGCAGACACCCCGCGCTTGCCGAAGATACCGCTCCCACCGTCTTTAGGCTGACATCGCCCATGATGCGCGGCGAAAGCGTGAAGCTTATGCAGACCGCATTGAACGCCTGTGGCTACGATTGCGGCAAGGCTGACGGAATCTGTGGCAAGGCCACAATGACGGCTGTAAAGGCCTTTGCAACAGCGCATATGGAGGTATAGCCCGTGGAATGGTGGGGATGGTGTGCATCAATACTGGGGGCTATCGTGCTTATCGCACAAGGCATAAAGGCGGTAAGGGAAATCATAGCCCCCGCATTATCTATGCGGGAGAAGCTGGAGAAGGTGCTTGAGCATGATTCAAATGATTTGAAGCGGTTTGAGGATATCAACACAAAATTTGCGCGGCAGGAGGTCACAAATCAGGCCATTATAACAGGCCTTGTGGCACTGATAAATCACGAGATTGACGGAAACGGGATTGACGGGCTGAAAAATGCCCGTGCAGAACTTTTGCAACACATAATCGAAAGGAGATAAGAATAATGACGAACGAATTTTTTACCTGGGCGGTGCTTTTGACTTACGCGGGGGCGACCCTCGCAACCAGCCTTGTAACCCAGCTTATCAAGGGCGTGGGCTTTATCGACAAAATTCCCACGCGCCTGACCAGCTATGTAATTGCGCTTGTGGTGCTTATAGCGGCCACATTTTTCACCGGCGGCCTGACCCTTGAGGCAGGCGCGCTGTGCGTGATAAATGCCGTGGTAGTATCCCTTGCCGCCAATGGCGCGTATGACGCGATAGCCCACGACAAGAAATAAAATTGCCGCCGCCCCTCTGCGACACTAAAAAGGCCGGAGGTGATAGGCCGATGAGAAGCCGGCCTGTGTGGTGGACAAAAACATTTTGCAGACCCTATCCCGCGCGGAGTGGGAAGGGATAATCTATCAGCGGATTTTCAGTGAGCGCGACCGCTGGCTTGTAGCGCGGCATTTGCTTGACGGCGTGCCGTATGACCGCTTGACGGCGGAGTATCAGGCGCGGTACACCGATGCGCCGTTAGAGTATGACCAAATTCGCCGCCGATACAAGGCGGCGGAGAGAACCCTTATAAAATATGCCCCCTGATGGGGGCTTTTTTATTTTTTGGGGGCTTGACATATGCCTAATGCTGTGGTATTTTAATAGTGCCATCCGGCAACGGATGAGGATTGAAATATTTGACTTTAGGTTTTCAAGCCAAAGGAAAAGATGCACGGCGGTGCATCTTTTCCTTTTCCCTGTTATTCCACCCAACCCCAAAGATTTATCCAGTTTTTGGGACAAATTATCCGGTACATATAGGGCGGGCTTGTCCAGTTGAGCCAGTCGAATATCCAGGCATCACCCCATTCATTATCAGCCGCCAGTGCATCCAGCTCCGGTATCCGCTCATCTGACACACAGTATACCCCGTAGCCCTCGTCCGTGATGTAGTGGCGTAAAAACTCCATGTGGTACTTTTCGGCTAAGGCCATCAGCGTGGCCTTGGTTCTCGGCATTCTCGCTTCCATTTTTTCTCTCCTTTGGGGCGGCATTGCCGCCCCTTGCCCTCTGCGTCTTAGCGGTTCAGTGCCTCAGCGGCGTGCTTTGCTACTGCCGCATCGTAGGCGGATTCGCAGTCCTCATAGCTGTCAAAGTCTATATCCAGCTCATAGCACAGCGCCTCGACAAGATTCGGCTCCCACTCGGCATCGTCGTCTATGGCCGCTATAAGCTCATCTGCCGTAGCCGCGCGGACTTCGCTGCGGGGGAAGTCTTTTTCCGCTACCCGCCACATGGGGATAAAATCTTCGCCATACTGCTCAAAAGTCTTGGTGCCTTCAATTGCTTTGTAAACCTTCATTTTTAACTCCCTTCGGGCTTGTTGCCCTTGCTTTATCGTATGACTTATTATACCATAGGTATATACCTACGTCAAGGGG